CGATCTCTTCCTTACGATCCGCAGGAACCTCATTGCCAGGCTGAAGGCGGCACCAGTTCCGATATGGTGGGAACAGGGCCGACTGGATACGGTTGGCGAAACGCTGGGTTGAGTTGATGGCAGTCGCATCAAAAACCTTTGCCATCTTGTCCTGGCCTGGCGTCTTGCCCTCATAGAAACCTGAGTAAAGGTTGCGTTGCGGCAGAGCAAACTCATAACATTGCTCATAGATTGTGCGCCATTGTTCCTTACGGGCGTCTGCTTTCTCTGCCCGTTTGGAGATCTCTTGTGGGGTAAGTTTATCAGCCATTCTTCAACCTCTTAGAAATTGCCGCGCTCTTCTTCCTGGCGTCAGCCTTTGACGATGCTCCCCAGGCTCTGAGCGAGAGAAGGAGCCTGGTTGGTCGGCCTTTACTATCACGTTCTGGGCCAGAGTTTCCGGCCATACGAGCCAAGAAGGAGGCGCGGCGTGGGTTGTCCCCTGACTTAACAGGAGGCTTGAGGTTAGCCCCTTCCTTGCGCTTGTAATACGCACGGCCAGCGGCATTAAGCCCACCGGAAGGGTTCTGATGCTTTTTCAGCGTCATGACTTGGCGGCCCTCATATTATCAACCAGATTTGGATATTTACGACCACCCTTACGAGCCATGTCCATAGCACGCTTCTTCTGGGCCTTAGAGAGCCCCTGAGGCTTGCCTAGACCCTTCGGACGTGGTTTATCCCATACTTGCTTCATATCAGCCTCCTAGCGTTTGCTGGATGCCTCTGGTGGCATTGCGGCGATAAGGCGAAAGCAACAGACGATACGCTGAACGACCACGGCGGCGTGAGCGAGACGCGGCAGAGGCAACGGTCTTGGCCTTAGTCTCAGATGCCTTGAGCCGTTCTTCCTGCTTCTTGATGACCTCTTCCTGCTTGGCCATGGCCGCTTCTTGCGCCTTAGTGGCCTTTTCCATCGCGGCCTTCTGCTCTGGCGGCATTTCGCCGGACAAAACGGCTCTGCGCTCAACCTTATCCATGCCAGTCACAACATCAAAGGTTTCAGTCGCAACTTTCTTGACCACCTTCTCAGGAACTTTGGCCACTTCTTTGACCGCCTTCTTGACGACCTTCTCAGGAGCCTTAACAATTTTCCTTACAACAGATCCCATGATTAGCCTCCAAGCATTTCGCCGGACCCTTTGATCCCCGTCTGGGCATCAGGTCGCATGGTGGATAGTAACAGTCGATATGGGCCACGCCGTCTTGCCTTGGCCGTAGCCTGGGCCTTCTGCATAGCGGCTTGCTCTTGCGACATCAGTTGCTCTTCCTGTTTCTCTAGGATAGCCGTCTGTTGCTCAATAGCCTTGGTCTGAGCCGCAATCGACTTAGACATATCCGGCATCTTTGGGGCCTTAAATAGAAAACTCATTCGTAAAACCTCACCATCACATGATAGTCACTGCCATCCGGCCCATACTTCGCCAGGGTGGCCTCCCTCTTAAAATACAGGGTCTCAGCAAAACGAATAGCCTGTAAATGCTGTGAATGAACCATGAATTGCAGTCTCCGCAGTCCCATAGCAGTACCAACATGGTCAAAAAAGCCACGCCCTGCCTTCACTAATGATACTGCCGCAGTATTGATACGCTTGCTTGGCACCATCCAGGCTTCGCCAAAGCCATCCCAGAATGGCACCACGCCAAACGAAATGAACAGTTTGTTCTTATACATCAGGCTAAAAGACGGGTTTCCTTCTGCCTGGGCCTTGATATACATCGGGAAGTCCGGCACATGACGGGCCGTCTCCTTAGTGATATCAGTCAGATCCATCATGTGAATATGCCCATAATGGAACTCAACAGCCCTCAACCCCGTCCAGGACTCTACATCTTGTAAACTTACCATACGCTGAAGTCCATCTTGGCAACACTTGGCGTAAAGTCCCTTGGCCCCGTGCCCCTGGTGATCCGGCGATGTTCACCAGCCCCAAGCAATAAATATCCAAACGCATCGCCAACGTGGGATGAGTCATTCTTATTCGGCGCATCCCTAAACCGCTCCTGACCACCACCCATAGCCACACGCTTAAAGTGATAACCACCAGCCAAAGCCTTACGCAGTCGATTGCACCTGGCATTAACCCGTAGCCCTGGCTTACCATCAACAAGCCGCAACATAGGGGCGGCACCAGCCTCTCGCCGCACCTGGAAGTCGTTTGACGCAGTAGGTTGAGCCTGGAGGCCAATCGTCCGCAAATGGTCAAAAGCCGTGACCTCAAAGATCTCATCACGCTTCATACCAGCCGGATCCCCCCAGACCTTAACCTCCGCCTTCGGATACTTCATATTCAACTCATAGAGCAACATCTGGCCAAACCGCTCCAGGCCCATGTCCTCAGTCACAATCTCATCAAGAATATGCCACTTCCCTGACGCAAACCTCTGGCCAATAACAGCCGCTGGCGTCAATCCAAAGTCCAACCCAACGTGAATAGGCAAGCCATTATCCACCGCCAGGTCCTGATCCACCATGATCGTATCATCATATTCATGCCAGACGGGCTTTCCTTCCTTAACGTAAACATACTTGCCCCCAACATAACACTCAATCCAATCTAATTCCTTGTCGCCAATCTGTTGCTCATAATACCCCTGGGGTAAGTTCTTGATGTTCTCAGCCTTGTCATTCGTCTTCCACCAGCGACCAGCACCTGGCATCGCGTCCTCTTCCTGGCTGGTCGTCTCAATCATGCCAGGCGGCTGTTTATAAAAGTTCCACTTATACTTTCCGCGTACAGGCTCACGCTCCGATAACCTATGCCACCAATGAACATCAGCCATCGGGTTCGTATCAGCCCATATCCCACGCCAGGGAGCACCACCATTCGCCTTGGTCGGATAACGCCCAACACGATGGGTCAAGCCCTGGACAATGCTGAGAGGCAACTCTCGCGCCTCGTTTACCCACGCCCCCGTAAGTTCAAGACTGAGCAACTTCCGCACATCTTTAGGTTGATCAAGTGCAAGAAAAATCACCTCACAATCAATTCCTGCGGCATCGCCCCTGGACGGCAACTTAATGTGATGTGTCAAAGGCGGACTCCAACGCATTGGACCAAATACATTCTCCGGAAATAACTCAAGCCACGTCTTAATAGTCGTGGTCCGCAACTCAGGATAACTGTTCCGCACAACCACAAACCTGGAATATCTAATCCCATCTTTAGGCGACACGGGCTGTTTGACCGCCCTCAACATCACCTCCGCCGCACAAGCATAAGACTTGCCGGACCCCACCGGACCCATCAAGCCCCGAAAAAACGCATCATCCGACAGAAACTTCCAAACCGTGGGACTGGTGGAAAAATCTAAATTCAACCCACCAAAGACCCCATCCGCATCAACCTTGCGCCTGGCAGATCTATCACTCGCCTGTTTCGTCCGACCCATCTTTTTCCTCATACTCTGTGACCATAGGCCCATGCAAGTTAATCCCTAGAACCGATGGCCTATCAGTCTTCTCAAGCCCTGGCTCCAACAACCCGTGATGCTTCGCTAACATCCGCAACGCCGACACTTTATCGTGCATCTCAACCTCAATGGCATTGCCCATCCTGGTCGGCGTCACCTTCACCTTCTTAATCGCCCTGCGGACATGAGCCGGAACATCCTTCGCATCCTTCAAAGAAACCCGTCCCTGCTCATCCCAAGACATGACCTGGGTAATGTCACTTGTCGCAAGAACAGCCAACTCCTGCCGGACGCCCTCACGCTCATCCTCAGTCCCAAAGACCAAGGCCTTACGCATCTCCCTGACACTCTTACCATTCGTCATCGTCAAACTCCCCTGCAAAAATACGGGCCTCTAATTCCTCATCACTCATGTGATCAATGTTCATGATCATATCATCAACAGTGCGTTTAGGCTTTACCTTCTTGACATATGGCTTTTTGGCAACAGGTGGCTTCTCAACCATCTCCTTGGTCGGGGCCAGCACCTCCAGGGTCGCATACTTATGGCCGCAACTATTACACCTACGCCGCCTCTTGGTCGTATTCTCAAATGGCCGCGAGTCGTACACCTCACTCTTTTTTCGGCAAACGGGACACAACACTGTCAACCTCCTTCTCAATATCTGCAATACCACGGCCTATGCCGCCATAACCAATGATGTCCGCCCAGGAGTCGTCATGCGTAGGCTC